ACGTCGCGTGTTACTTCGTCAGCACCAATACGACCATCGACATCCATAAGGATTGCCCACACACGGAGCACACCAGAAGTATCCGGTGTAGTACCGATTGCAAGCAAGTCAAGGGTATCAGCAGTACCGCCAACGACAACAGGACCAGCAGTTGCACATGTCGCATAGTCGCCAGCAGCAGAACCAGTTACAGCAAAACCGTCAACAAATGCGTCAACGTCTCCACCAGTAACACCGAGGTCTACCGAGAAAGAAGTACCACCTGCCGGAGCAGTAATAACTTCGATACCAGCGCCAATGAGAGCTGTGTTAGCCGGAACTGAGATTGCTTCGATTACGTCAGCAGCAGCCAGAGCAGAACCCTTAGCAGTTGCAGCAGCAGCCAGATCAATCTCTACATCAACGAAGTAAGGGACAGAACCAGCGGTACGACCGGAGGTTTTACCACCAGCCAAAGTAGTTACAGTAGCCATGTTCTATTCTCCTTACGCGAGGTTGTACTTAGCAGTCGTGATAGCTTCAGGACGAAGAATCTTACGACCGTAGAGGTGCATACCGCGAACAATGTCAGCAAAGCTGTCAGGGTCACGATAAGTCTCTGTCTTGTTGATTTGCTCCGCAGTAGCGACAGCAGAATCATGTCCAGCAACAATCACACCGAAGTTAGTGTTCTGGTTAGCCGTACCAGTAGTAGCGGGACCATCACCAACCGAAGGCAGGTTGTTAGAGACATAGACACGGAAGCCGTTCCAGTTGTTCAGGGCCAAACCATTACGGAGAGCACCCGAGTCACCGAAGTCAGCATTCAAGAAGCGCGAGTCTTCATCTTGCAGGACTTCCATCATCACCGGGTCGATAACAATCCAACGACCAGACTTGTCTACGTTCTGTTGATCCAGAAGACGACCCATACGGTTGATGAGCATCACTGGCGAAACGTAAGCAGTCGGGAGAGCAGTTGCACCCGGAAGACGAGCAGCCACAGGGATCGAGTGATCGCCAGCAGATGCCGTAGTAATGTTACCAAAGTCACCCTTCTTCAGCTTCATGCTCGAAAGCAGCTCGTCCGAACCAGCGGTGTCAATAGCTTTAGTGCCGTTCACTTGGTCATTGACAGTACCAGCATTCGCGTGGAGTGCAGACTGTTTATAACCAGAGAGATAGCCCAGAACTTCTTGGTCATGCTGGTCAGCCAGACGGTAAGCCGCCCGATTAGTAGCAAGGTCCATGAAGTTTACGTGGCTGTGAGCTTCTTCGATGTCGTCAATCTTGAAAGCAAAGTAGTTACTTTTGTCGATCACCAACGAGAAGTCTTCGTCATCAAGGTCTTGTGCTTGAATCTGAGTACCACGGGCATAGGCACTTACGGAAATTTCCGGTTCCTTGATGATACGAACTGTATCACCCTGAGCCGAGATTTCGCCAAAATATTCACTGTTTGTAATATCGCCGACGACTGTTTTTTTACGAAGGGCCAACTGGACCTTCTTGGAGTAGATTACACTGGAAAAATTTCCATTCGGCAGTGAACCATAACCCGTCGCTGTAGTAAAAGCCATTTTTTTGTTTCTCCTGTAGATGGCATTATACGACAGATAATTTTCCTGCTGAGGCTAAGTAGACAAGGGTGCCTAGTGCGTAGGTTTGCAGCCTAAACTCTAGGGGCCTCTTAACTTAGGTAGTCTTTTTGGATAAATTGTCTGTTATTTTGAAACAAAGATCGAGAAACAAGTCCTCAGGTAAATCCTGTTTCATCTTATTTACGGACCAAGCTAGAAGTTGAAGATTACCCTTTTGGTATCCAACTGAACTATCTTTACGGTCCAAAGAGATGGTAAAAGGGTGGTTAGCCTCAATCGAGAGGGGCACCCCGCTGTAAGCACATTTACCATCTTGTTCAACCCAAATATCGAAAAGGTACTCCCAGTCAATATCTAAGTCAAAATCCTGTTGTCTAAGTTTTGCTTTTGTACAAAGAAGCTTTAACTTAGAAAATACTTGCAGTTCTTCCTCGGAGAATTTTTCTCTCCACCAAGCACTAGAAAATTTAGAAGACTTATCTAAACCACCGTAGCAGACCAGACACTTGGAAGGACTAGCTTTACTGAAAA